AAAGTGAAAGACTTCGTCTTAAGACGCTGGTTACTATTATGGACTTATAGCCCTTAATCAAACTACCCGTGAATTAAACTGCACCCCAAAAATTAGACAGAGAAAATCTAACTTTTGGGGTATTTTTATTACTTGAATATACGATATAAGATAACAAAAAACATCGATTGATGACTTTTTCAGTGGAATCCCTATCCGGTCCTCTCTAGATGTTAGCAGTTGACTGAGAGCTGAGAGCAAAAAAAGAAGACCCCTAGGATCTTCTTTCTATTTAAGTTCTACTTAAATTATTTTACTGTGCGGGAAAGTTAATCGGTTTTTAGATAAGTATATAATAGGAAGAAAACCTATTAAATAAGGATATATGAGCGTAAGATATAGAATGTAAAACACTCATAAAGTTACTAAAGTTTACACTTATTGCCCCTTATTTGCCCCTTTTTAAATATAAAAAAGAGCTATGAGATAACCTCGTAGCTCTTTGCCTATGATGGACTTTAATTATAACACAAATAAATAAAAAACGCACCAGACCCCGTAGAGTTACTGGCACTTTCCTAGGTATATTATACCAAATAAAAAAAGCCCCAGCAAATGCTGAGGCTCGACCACTACTGCCATGATATCCCTATTGCAGCCTGAGGGGAGGTGATATACTCCTTTTATTTTATTTTGTTTCGTGGTCTATTTATTACATTTCCGTGCAATCGTCCAAGTACTGATCTTCAACCCATTGCGCACTGTCTGGGTGGTTGATTCGAGACCAGCCGTTTAGTTTCTCGTAAACACGGACTCGTGTGCCTGCTGGGAGAAATTCCTTGTCTTGGCTATCGATGCGAGGACCAGCTTCAACGTAGTAGTCAGTGGTAAGTGTGCCTTCATAATAAGGCTTGTCTGACTTCTCTAAGCGTGTATTAACATCTAATTCACGCTCAAATTCGCTTTGGGCTGGAGCTGGAAGAGGTGTTCCACTCTCACGAAATACGATTTCACGAGGGCGACCATTTAAATCCCAAATGTAGTTATAATCATTTTCAGTCACTCCGTCCATTCCATAGTTGCAATGGATAGCTGTGCTATCGCTAGTCATGATTAATACATGGCCGAACGCACCAAGAGAACTTGAGCCATCACGAGGCGCCCAAATGACAACGTCCCCACGTCGACCATCGAATGTACCATCTACAGCGTCAAACACTTTTGCATAGCCAATTGCTGGCAATGCTTGTTGAAGTGATTCTGTGTTGTTATTCAAGTTGATTTCGAGCGCATAGCTTACCGCTGATGAGCAGTCAAATTCAATGCGCCCATCTCCGTCAGCGTCATTCCCGTAACGGTCACCCATATCATAGTGAACCGGGATTGATTGTAGATGGTACATGCGTGCAATACTTGATTCAATTTTACTCATTGTTAATATCTCCTTTGTCCGATTAATTTTGTTTTGGTTCGTGGTAACCCAATGCTTGTTCGCTGTCTCCAAGGCCCTTGGTTGTTGGGTCTGGAATAATGTTAAGAATATTTACGATTGTCAAACCTACCAAATAAGGGTTTGATACAAACTTGCCAAACAAGCCAAACACTGCATCCCAACTTGTCAAGTCTTGGAAATTAATTCCAAAGTAAGTCAAGATGGGTAGTGCAATCGCAAGCGCTACACGATACAAGAACGCTTTATTTTTTGAGTTAAAACGTACAGACCAGTTAATTTTCATGTTAATTCCTCACTTCTAAATTAATGTATTTCTTGTAAAGGGCGTCAATGTACCCATTGCCACCTAATTTCTTGTAACTAGAGTGCATTTTGTGAATCACATCTGAATTATGAACAGTGGTATACCCGCGTTCTAACTCTTTGTTGATGTCACGCTCTAACCTTAGATACATGGTTACAAGGTGAGCTTCATCATGCACTGCTAGTTTGTCATTTAATTCATTGATCTTTTGGCCATTTGATTCACCAACTTGTTGAATAGCTTCAACTGACTCATGGATGTTGTTTAACTCGCCTTTTAAATCTCCGAATTGTGATTTGCTTAAATTGGCTGATTTGCTAGCTTTCATACCAAACCAGCCCGTTGCTATGACTCCGATAGTAGGGGCAAGGTGGTCAATCAAATCAGAAATATTCATCTTTTTTTACCCCCATGTTTTAACGCTTTACGCCTGTGTAGTATCCGCCAAGATTTCATCCTCTACTTTGTAACGCAAGTCACGTAGAGCACGTTCGTCTGTACGCATCTCTTGACGATGTTTAGCGTAGAGCTCAGCGTTAAGAAGATTCTCTTGGACGCTAGATACCGCATTCTCGTCAATGCTGATGTATGTCTGTTTAACCAGAACTGTAGTTCCTTCTTCTACGACGTTAAATTCTGCATTGATTGTGCGTTGTTTTGTAATTTTTAGTGACATGATATTATTTTCCTTTCTTTTATTCTTCAATTGTTGGGTATTCGTCTTCAGTGATGTAAGTGACTGTCCCTGTGTAGACTGCATCTCCAAAACTTGGGTTTGAAAAATACATACTTCCATCAGGTTCAAGATGCCATACTGCGCATTCTTTGTGTTGGTTGGCTACATTTTTGTTAACAATCAAATGTGTTTGCACGCAGGGTTTGAACCCATTTGGAATTTTTTCATCCAATTCTCTGTGTTCTCCCTCGACGACAGAGTGGATACCTCTGATTAAGCTGAAGGTCACTACACTACCTTGTCGTACTATGTTAGCTTTGACACCATAACCTATCGGGATTTCTTTTTTAACAGCGGGTTGGTTGGTTTGCACGAACTCAACCCATTTTCCAACTGTATTCTGCGTTAGAGTGCGTTTGAAGAACCTGCCAGAACTTGTTGTCAGTGATTGATGAATACCACCCAAACCTTCTACCACTTCTAAAAAACCTACTTGTTCTGTAGGTTTAGGCTTGCTGATAGGGTAGTTCTTCATCGTGCTCATCACCGAGAAGAAACCTGTCGTCCTATAATCATCGAGGTTCGTGTTGTTATATTCAATAATCGCAGCACCTCGAACTTCTGTAAGTCGGTGGTGCTGGATTGGCTTTGAATCTGAATAAATCAATCCATTGACATCAAGCGCCCCGTTTTCCCGGTATTTACCAATACCCACGCCTTGTTGATCATAGGTCATGATAGTTTTATCGGTCGGCACTGTAGCTTGAAATTCCGAGGGCGAAAATCTATCCTCTAGTTTGCCTGTGACTATGAATGAGGTATCTGCGGGATATTCTTTGCCCAGATTTGCGTTAGAGGCTTTGAATTCAGAAATACTTGACCATTCACCACCAGCTTGCCCATTATCTGCTACAGCATTGCTCGTTCCAACTTTTGCTGTTGTAAAAGTCAGCTTCATGGTATTTTTTTGAACACCATTAACGCTAAGAGGTGCTATTTTAGCGAACCTCTTGATGGTTAGCGTGTCTGACTTTGAACCACTTCTGACAACCTCAAATTTCAGTGTTGGGCTGAAATAGAATAGAAATGTTATTTTAACCTCTTTCCAATCAGACCAAATCCCACGAGAATCTTGAACTCTCCCCCTCAAGGTCATTTGAGTGTCTTTATTTACAGCGACCTCACGGAACACCCCACCGTTCGTTGAAACAGAATTGCTAGCACCAACAATTTCAGCGTAGTACCCAGCTATCGTAGCTCCATTCTTTGCTTGCGCCCCGTTGAAAACGACCTTCACAAGTGACATTATGGACACGAAATGTGTTGGCTCTGGAATTATCCTTTGAGTCGTTGGATTTGTATCTGTCAAGGTAAACCCAGTGAATGAAGGTTTCATGTTGTTTGTAACAACGCTTGCCGTTAGTGTTGCTGACTGCGTCTGAATTAATTTGCCGTCTACATAAGTATCGACATATATAGTACCTCGACCAGTTGTTGCATTCGGTATGTCGTTTGCGAAATCCGCTGGGATTGTCCACTTAAACGATGTCCCAACATTATCAGCAATTTTACCTTGCTTATTGCCCCAAGTGTAGCGCAGTGTGTGCGTGGCACCAGCCAACTTCCTATCAATAGTGATATCTACTTGATTGCCAATGAATCCCTCCGGGACGCTCACCGAACTCCCTCTTGGGATAGTTGTCAGTGTTATGTCTTGATTACCAATGTCTAGATTTCCAGGGCTGTATCCACCCGATCCGTTGAAATGCGCACGCACACCGAAGGCACCAGACCCATCGTCAGCATGGCGGACAGTAATTGTGCGGTCAATCAACTGTATCTCTGAATTTCGGTTAAGCATCGCTGGGCTTCCAGAGTAGTCAATTCGTTGACCAAAACCATCAACATACCCAGAACATTGATAACTTGCAAACGTCCACCCTTGGTTAAGCAATGCCAATCGAATACGAACATCACTTGTGTTGTTTTGGATATTCTGTCCAACTTGGTCAATCCACAGCCTAATCCGATATCCACGGTCATTATTTGACCAAAATTCTACCATGATTAACTACCTCCCACATATCTAATGACATTCCTGTCGGGATTGATGAAATCTTGCTCTTCTCGATAGCGACCAATCTGAATGGTTTTCGAGAAGATCCCGTTCTCGATGTGGATAACGCCTTGTGAAATATACATCACTTCGTTACCAGCCGAGAACATCGAAATGCGACCGCTTGGACTGAATAACATAGAACTAGAATTATCAGTTTTACCAATAACAAGCCCTTCGTTCGATGAAGTCATGTAGCTGTCGATAAAGTTCCAACGCTCTGACATATCATTTAGGTCGTTCTCTAGTTTTGCGACACGAGCACTGGCATCAGCAAGGTTCTTCTCGGCCTGTGCCCGATTAGCATTATTTGCATTCACGAAATCTTGGTAGGCTTTGACCCACTGATTAAGTGTGTCAAGGGATGCTTTAGCCTCGAGCTCGGCTTGTACCACAGAATTAACTTCGTTAAGCTTGTTGAGTTGGGCTTGTGTCAAAACTTGGTCGGCTTTGGAATCAATGTCCTCTTGTACATCTTCAATCGCAGGGGTCCAGTCCGTTTTGACTGTTCCTTTTTCGATTTTTACTTCCCAGACAGACTTGCTAGCTGTTTTGTGATATGTATTGACCCGTAGATGATAATTTCCTGTCGGTTTGCTCCAAGTAATCAGCGTTCCTGTAGTACCTGTTTTTAAATCAGATACAATCTGATAATTTTGGTATTTATCATCAATCAACCAAAGTGTCACATTATCGCTTTCGATATTTGCGTTGTGCAAAGCAGTAAAATTACCGTCTGATTTTGCGCTAATAAGATATTTTTGATTTTGCTCTAAGTAGACAGAAGTTTCGGTTTTGTATAAAACATTATTATCAAAATTCGTTGGTTTTCTGTCGGGTTTAAAAGGCCCTTTCGAACCTTTTAAGAGATTCCGACCACCAACTGACACGCTACCAGCCGTGTCATTCCACGAATAGTCGGCTGGATTAGTGCTATTTGCTTTATCGAAGTTAGTACATACACCCAGATAACGCTTAGTGCCGTCTTGTGTCAAACTGAAACCAGTTCGGCCATCGCCACTGTCCGCATAAGCGAAGTGAACATAAGGTGTTCTTCCGTCTGCTCCTGCTTTACCCGGTATACCATCACGCCCATCGCTACCCTTCCACTTGGACCAGCGATAGTCTTGTGGGTTTCGGCTATCCGTAGTATTGAAATCTTGGTACATGCCGATAAACGCCTTGTCAGTGTCGGTTTGGCTAAAACCGCTACCAGATACCGTGTCAGCATAGGCGATGTGGGTGTACTGTGTTTTACCATCAGCACCCTTAACGCCGGGGATACCTTGGTCACCTTTTGGACCTTGCAAGCCTTGTGGGCCGGCAGGACCGGTTAAACCACGTTCACCTTGTACTCCTTGAGGGCCTTGTGATCCTGGGTCGCCTTTGTCTCCCTTAACTCCATTTCTACCGTCTGAGACATTTAAAAAAGTAACCTCTTCCGAAGCTACTTCCTTATTATCTACCCACGCCGAAACTGTTAGAGCAGTCGGTTGGGTAATCTGTGATGCCACCATGTCATAGGTCATGCCCACGTATTTAATAGCACCGTCAATCACGAAACGCCATGTGGCATTAACGGTTTTATCGCCTTGTTTCAAGGTTGGTCGAACGGTCGAGTGACCAACGCCATTCTTAAACACTGTGCCGTTGGTTGTCGTGATCTCGACACGGTATGGCAGAGATTTGGAAACAATCTCATCAATGCGTTGTTGCAAACTGCCAGACGGTTTATTGTCCAGCTTTCTGAAATTGGTAAACACCACTGAATTATTAAGTGGCATGTCAAAACTGATTACCATTTCAGACACACGAGCCTCAAGGGCTAACCCACCTCTAAAATTATTATTAATAATCTTAACAGTATCGCCTAAGTTGATATCCTTGTAGTTTTCAATGAAACTAGATTGAATATCAACGGTATAGGTTAACAACGGGTAAGCATATTGCTTAATAGTGCGTAATGCGTAGCCTTTAAGTGCATTGACATCCTTGTACTCAGTTTCAAAGTCCTTGCGTGTCCATCTATCCGTGTCACCATTGCTTAATGTTGATGGATATTTTTCTAAAGACAATGGCGCATAGACCGCCGGGTTACCTTTTTTAGAATAAAATTCTACTTGTCCTAATTCGTTCTTTTCCTCGAATTCAACACTTTCAAGATTGGTGCCTTCTTGCCCGAAAAAGTACCCAGCGTTAAACAATTGGGTCTTATCGCTAGCGACTTGGACACCCTTTAGGCCGTTTTGGTAGTATAGGATGACATCGCCTCTAACCTTACCGATACCGTGGTGGCTCTCGTCTGGCTGTTGATAAATGTCAATGACAAATTTTTTCAAGGTTCCATCTCGATTTAACTCGGTACGAAAAATGAACTCTGCATCAAATTGATTCATTAAACTGTGAAGCTGTTCTAGTTTAGTACCGTTTTGAGAATCAAATGTGATAGATCTTGTTTTATCAGAAATTTCATTGATACCAATTTCAAGACCAGCAAAACCAAGTAAGTCAAGGTTTTGAAGATACCAAACAATATCTTTAGCACCGCCACTACTGGCAAGAGGTCGTGAGCTTTCCATAGCTAATTCAAGATTGGTGTTATTACAAGTTACTTGAAATGCAGTGTCATTCTCAACGAGTTGTGACACATAGAAAACATTGTAGGAATTATCGTAATAAAATGACACATACATTTGATCGTTGATGTATTTTACATCATCGTGCAATTTTCCGTTTACGATTTTAGGAATCGCAAAATCAAATGTACTAGTTGAGTATTCAAGGTAAGTGTGCCATTGACTGTTAGAATATGGCAACATGCCAGGGACGTTGTTATTTAACGCACACACCTTGCGCATATTCTTATCATGAATCCAGATTTGCATTAAACAAAACGCTCCTTCCAAGTAATTTCAATTGTTGGGTCAGTCCTTGCCCAACTAGAAGTGTAGATGTCGATTTCAGTATCACCCGTACCAATGCTAAACGGTTCGGACAAGTATGTTAACTCATTAGACGCTGGCAAGTTATCGATTAGGGTTTTACCTTTTGCCATGTCCACCTCTAAGATAGAGCCATTTCGAAAGCGATTAGGGATATCCTCCTCTTTGTTCACATGGTGCTTAGCGTAAACGAAGCTATCCAGATACATGTGTCTCACGACCGGGAGATCTCGAATCCCAAAGAAACCAATATTAATCTTTGCTGATTTCTTCCCCTTGATTTCAGGGATTTTAAATCTAGGATAGCTACCTTGGAAGTAAAACTGTACTTCGTCATCGAAACGTTGCATATCCGACCACCCTTGCGGTTCGTTAAATGGGTTTTGGGTCATAATATGCGTGCCCCAGAATTGCTTTCTGTCGAGTATGCGATAACCGCCTTTACCATCGCTGGCAAGGAAACGATACTCACAACCTAGACCGTTATCCGCCTTAATGGTGTCAACACCGTACAAAAAAGTACCGTTTGCATCAGTAACGTGTATTTTGAGAAAGCCATACTCATTAGACGCACCCAACCAAAAAATCTGTCTCCACCACATATACTCATAGAGTGAGCCCTTTTCTCGATTGCTGTCCGCTGGAATCTCCCATGTAATCGAACTCCCACGTAAGAAACCAGAACCGCTCCCTCGGTTTGCTAGTGCTATGTGTGGTCTACCCCACGTATTATCGATAACAAGCGTCCCGTTTAAATCTGTATCAGAATTAACGTTAAAACGCCCTTGATTTTTTACACCAACCGCAAAACCATTAGTTATCCAGTTGTAAGAAACATAGTCAAACAGAATTTCAGACTGCTTAACATCTCGTATGTCAGTCTCATCAGGATTGCCAATCTCGTAGCTTTCGCTAGACGATTTCACAACCCCAACCCAGCCATTATCTGAATTGAATTTCAGCTTAATGTTTGGGTAAGTTTCAGCTGTACCAAAGTTTTTCAAGGCCGCCTTGTAGTGTCCAGTAGATACCTTCTTAATACTGCCATACTTGGTTTCGCCATCACTACTTACAAGGGCTTGTGCCTTGTTTTCGCCATAGCTTTTCGGAACATCAAAAGTAACCGTTACTATTGCGGTAACCGGTGCAGTGTTCTTATCAACCGTAAGCGACGCTTGACCAGATGGGATAGCTTCCCAAACTTTGTTGGGCTCATCACCAAAAATCAATGTTTTTGGTTTATCGACATTGAGATAACCGCCTAATGTTTCAGCAATGGTATTAAAGTAGTCGTAGTTTCCGACCAAGGTAAACAATACTTGAATCTGTTTGACTGACAAGGTGCTATATAGGAATTGCTGACCATAACGTCTACGTCCTTGATCTTGATAGTTGTTGTTAAAGTTGGATGCCACGTTTTTCGTGACATTCACTGGAACGGTACGCCCTTGCCCTTCATTAAATAACTCGGTTAAGTTTTTCCCGTCAAAAATTACTGACATTCCTATCAAATAATGCTACCTCCTAACAGCGCTTGTCTGCGCTCATAATCGTTTGTTGCTTTTGTCATAAATGGCGCTAGGCCATTTGACACACTTCTTCCATCGATGATGTTTCTAACCTCGATAGGGTTAGAGCCATTAGTTACCAATTGACCAAGTAAGTCAATCATGACATCTAACTTGCTTTCAAGCATAGAGACACGCTCACGATCTGAAGCATTGTCATGGTTGCCTTGTGGGGCATCGCCCGCAAAGCGTGCCACTGCTTCAGTAAGCAATTGCCACGCTCTGCCACGTTTTGCAATGTCCGTAGGAATGACATACTCTGGCATGTCACCTTCAGCTAATTCATAAACACCGTTTTTGTGGACTAGACCACCGTTAGCGTAGCCATAAGCTGCGACACGGTTAAAGGCTGCATCCGATGTACCATAACGATGCTTGATGTAGTTAATCGCAGCAAGCAAGTTATCATAACCATTACGGATGTTATTGTGCCCTGGGTGTTTGTATGCGTTAAATGTTGGGCCGATAGTCTGCATCAAACCAATAGATGGTGTACCGTTGATGGCGTTGATATCCCAGTTATTTTGTACGTTAGGGTCACCACCCGATTCACGCTGGATGGTTGCCAAAATCTTAGACACGCGGAAATCGTTCGGTTCAATACCGTTTGCCTTCAATGCTCTAACAACCGATTCACGCCATCTAGCTACACCAGTACCTTGAGGGCCATCTTCACCACCACCCGCTGGACTAAGCAATGGACCAAGGGTTTTCTTGATCCATTCGAACATGCCACCAACTTGTCGCTTAATCAAAGTTTGAAGCGGACTGTTACGGTCTTTAAGCGGTTTGCTATCATCACCACCACTACTTCCACTGTCTCGTACTCCGAAATCAAGGAAGGTAGCAGCGTTTGAAATATGACGGCCAGCGTATTGGTGATACTGACCATTACCGCCATAGTTGTATTCTTCACCATCGTAAGTATCGCCATGTACGGCAGTTACAAAGTCAACGTGGTTGCTTGAAACTGGTCCACCGGTATAGACGGCTACTGTACCCGGTTTCGGTCTGCTTAAGTGTGGCACTTTAGCTGAAATCCACTGATTACCATTACCGAGATAGCTAAACAAGCTTGAATTAACACCAAGGTTTGCCAAACGGCTTGCAACGAATGATACACACTCACGATAGAAGTACCCCCACGGGTCTGCTCCAGCGTCTTTCGCTTTGTCTTTAAAGCGATAGTCGTCACCTTTGGCTCCCATTGCCACTGTGCCTTCATCCATTGAGGCATTAGCCATAGACCAAAGCTCTTTCCACCAATTCTTAGCTTCTTCGATTGGTTTTTTGTAAAGCGCGTTACCGAGTGGGTTAAACATACCAGCTAACTTGTCAGCGTTAGGGCTGAATTTTTTAGCGAGCGATCCCACTGGGTCTTTAACAACGTCAGTCACAAACTCAATCATCTTCATGAATTTGTCAACACCGTTCTTCATAGTGTCCCAAACTGAGCCCGCAACATTGGTAGCAGTATCCCAGAGTTTAGACCAGAAACCAGTACCTTTGGCAAACGCTCCACGCTCAACACCCATAAGCATAGCTAATTCACTAGCATTGATTACCTCTGAGCCAGCAGGCAAGAGGTATTCAACATTACGCCCTTGTGGTAAGAATGATTGTCCGTTTGGCAAGATAACCATCTCTTGGTTGTTTGTCTCTGGGCTATCATAGCCGTCATTTAGAGTGGCAAGCGTAGGTTTAGTGATTGGGTTTCGGTATGAGCTAAACATACCAGTACCACCGGCAAACTTGACTTTAGGAATTTTAGAGATAGCTTCTTTGCTACCACCGAAATCAGAAATCAGTTTGTTAATGCCATCGATACCAGCGTTAGGCAAGGCAATAACGGCATTAATACCATCACCGGCAAGTTTCTTCATGCCGTCCCACATTTCGCCAAAACCTTTTTTCACGTTGTCCCACGTATCTTTGAAGAACTTAGCAATGTTGGTTAATGCGTCGGTAATCAGTTTGGTAATGTTAACACCGAATTTTTCTTGTGTTAACGCTCCGATTTCATCCCATTTTTTAGATAGGAATTTCTTGGAATTTTCCCAACCATCAAACCAATTCTTATTAATGCCTTTATGGTGCTTGTCGATATCTTTACCAAGGGCGGTCATTGCTTCAGTAGCGTTGCCCTTGATACCTTCCCACGTTTTAGATGCGAATTTCTTGACGTTGTCCCACTTGTCAGACCAATCTTTCTTAAGATTAGTCATATGTTTTGCAACGCCTTTCGCCATATCCTTGATGTTCTTAACGATGCCATCTACAAAGGCTTTGAATTTCTTATTATGCTTATAGATTAAAGCAAAAGCTCCAGCAATTGGATTGGCAATAAATAAAAGGACCTGTTTCCAGTCCTTTTTAAAGAAATCAATGATCTTGCCAAAAATTTCTTTGGTCACTTTGAAGATGTTATCAAAGGCTTTTTTGGCAGCAGAAAACATGCCGTCCACAAAGGCTTTGAATTTCTTGTTGTGTTTATAAAGCAATACCAAGGCAGTAATAGCCGTAGTCACTGCAACCACGATTAAACCGATAGGGTTGGAAGCCATTGCTAGATTCATTGCTTTTTGAGCCGCTGTCATCCCAACCGTAGCTGTGCGCCATGCTTGAATCCCTTTGACAACCGCCGTTATACCAAGTGCGATTTTAGAGCCCACAAAGTAAGCTGCAAACAAAGAGCCAACTGTTTTAATAGCCGTCTTATGTTTGGCGATACCACCCAAAGCCTTGGACAGTGATGTAACTGGCCCTTTAGCCTTCTTACCGTTGCCAGTCATGAGGTTAAACGCACCAGCGACACCTTTAATCATGTCAACAGCAACTTCCCAAACGCCGCCAGCAAAATCTTTACCTATGCTGAAAACTGCACCCAAACTGTCTTTGGTTTCCTTGAAGAAAGCTACAATTTTAGGGGCGTTATTAGCAATGCTCTTACTCAGATTATCGACAAACTTATTAAGACCATCCATGAAGCCATTGAGCTTATCGGTTCCACTACCTAAATTAAACACCTTAGAAAAGGCATCCATGATAGTGCCTAGACCTTTGGAAACGTGTTCCCCTAAATCTTTAAACTTAGTTTCAGTGTTAGGATCAGCAACCCAATTACCAATCTGTTGTAAGAATGGGTTTTTCATTTTGTCAATTGGGTCACGAAACGCTGCAACCACCGCTGGCATGCGGGACTGAATCGTTCTTTCGAGACCGCCGATAGTGGTTGAGAAGTTAGCAGTGGCATCCTTGTACTTGTCTTGCAACTCAAACAAGGCTTTCTGTGCCATCTCAGCGGTAATCTTACCGTCTTTTTGGAGCTCCGCATATTTATCAGCGGTCATGTCTGCAATGCCAAGCTCTTGTGCTGCCACTTCTTTAAGTTGGTTTTTCATCTCTGGGAAGACATTGATGATTGACATCATGTCTTGCCCTTGGACCTTACCATTAGCAATCATTTGCGCCCATTGCGTAGCGAAATTCTCAACGGCTGCATCGGTTTGACCGAACGCATCTTGCAATGTCAAAATGGCTTGTGTTTGTTGCTTAGTTAACTCGGTATTGTGAGTAACGGCATAGAATTTTTGGTTCATGCCGTCAACCATTTCGGTTGAGTTAGCCGCTGCTTGCGCCATTTGGTTGGTCATGTCAACCATCTTCTTGCCTTCTTCAGCATTACCAGTAAGCGTTAGCCAAGTGGCATTCATGGTTTGCTGATACTTAACGTATTCGGCACTGGACTGTGCGATTTCGTCAAATTTACCCTTGATAGCTCCCAATGCGTTTTGGAAACCGTTGCTGATCAAGTTAGCTGCGAACGTAGCCCCAAAGATACCTTTTAAGCGTGAGGTTTTCGTTTCGGTCTCACTGACTTCACTACCTAAACGTTTAAAGCTATCTTTCAAGCGTCCAATGAGTGAGCTAGAACGTTGGCTTTGTTCAATCTCATCATTCAACTTATCGGCAGCATTGCGAGTATGTGCAAGACTTGTAGCAGTTTCATCTAAACGTTGCTTTTGCTTGCGGTATTCGTCGCTTGTTCTTCCAGATTGTTTTGCCACACGCTCAAGCATTTCTTTTTGGGTTTCATACTGCTTATTTAAGTTAGTAATCGAACCCTTGTATTGCTTGAGTTGTTCTTGCCTAGCTTCATCTTCCTTGCCTTCCGCTTTCAAGCGTTTAATGTAAGCATCGGAAGTTTCGTTTTGTAGCTTGTACTCTTTCTGCAATTCAGCAAGCCCAGACCGATGATAATCCAGACTGTTCTTAGCTTGCCTTTGCTGATTTTCCAACGATGCCAAACGAGTTGTGGCTTGGTCAATCTGTTGTTGGTACTTAAGGTACTGTTCAGCAGTTTCAGCGGTACTACCTTTCAATTGAGACTGTTCTTGTTTCAATTTCTCAATTTTATGTTGTTGGTTTTGGATAGCATTACCCAAACCGTCGTACTTAGCTTGTGCTGCTCCCAGATAGTCCCCAGCACTACGCATTTGGCTTTCTTGTGCCTTCCATGCGTTAGTAGAGCTATTGACTAACTGAGTTAACCGCTTAATCGAATTGGCAGCTTGTAGCGTATCCAAGGCGATTTCCGTGGACATGGTAGCTTGTACTTTTGCCATGTAATATTTTTCCTCCTTTCCTTAAATATTTAGAGTAAAGATGTTGGGTCAACCATTCTATCTTCTTCCTCTTTGGCGTTTAAGATTTTCATTAGCTCGTAATAGTCAGTGTCGTAATACTGATCTAGTGTCCACCCAAAACCTTGGATTGATTTTTTAGCAATGATTTTTAAATCTTCAATGCGATTTTCTAAATCAAAAATCTGTTCGCCTTTAGACTTTAGTCTTTTGGGTCAACTTCACCAGCGGCATTTTCGAGTTGTTCGTCAGTCAATCCGTACATGTAGCCTACCAATTTTTCAGAGATTTCTTGTGTGCGGACATTATCCAAATCAAGCAATTTATCATAGGCTTCATCATCCAAGTCGAGAATAGCACGGATAAAGCTGAGCATTTCCTTAAGTACAGTGTAACTTGCTTGTGCTTGCTCTTGCGTGTCACTGTCTTCCATAGTGTCGCTGAGTTTCAACACGGCTAGTTGATATTCGTGCATGCGCAAGACGTTACGGTTGCTTGTAGCGACTTTGAAGGCTTTCTTACTGATTTCTGGGATTTGAATAGTTTTGATTTCCATTTATCTTTACTCCTTTTAACAAAAATAGAGGTCAGGCCATGAGCCTGACCTCTTGCGAATTATTTAGATTATTAGCCAGGTACTACGCCTGCTCCTGTAAGTGCATATCCACCAAAAACTTCTTTATACATGTTGGCTTTATCAAAAGTAGATGCTCCAGAGAAGTATTTCTTGTAAGGCTCATTACCAAACGCATCCGCTGACAAGGCACTGAATGTCATGTTGTCATTTTGGCGAGTTTGGGCAGTATCGGTATCTGTTGAAACGTTTTGAGTTGTTTCTTGCATGATACCATTAGCAAAACCAAAGAACACTGAGTGTTTACGGTCAAGTGTTTCAGATTCAATCAACACCGCTACATGTGGTTTCTCGCCACCCATCGTATAACCACCTTTGCCATCAGGACGGAATCCAAGTAGTTTTTGTTTGAGATTGAAGTCAAGGTTGTTGAAGTCAAACGCTACCGTTGGTGAACCTGGTGCGATCATAACGTCTTGTGTTTGGTTGTTCCCTGGTACTTTAGTCGCTTGACCTTCCAAGTTTGAGATGTTAGCGGTACGAGTACCAAGCATCTTAGAATCAACTTCAATCACACCGTCTGTTGAAAGGCCGTCGTTGCCTTTAATGAGTTTTTGGGTTTTAGGGTCAACCAAAGCAAGGCGGACCATTTTCAAACCTACAATTGCCATATAGTAAAATCTCCTTTGTTAAATCAATTTATCGAAAGCAACAAAAAAGACCGCCGTAATTTGCAATGTATCGGGGTCTATACTATGTTCTCTCATATCTGTTATTGAGTAGTGTTCCGATTTTAAGAACTTCAACAGTTCCATTTCAAAGGCTTCAATATCGAAATCGATATCAGCTTTGTAAAAAATCTGGACTTCTACTCTATCTGTTTTGCTGAAAAAGGTATTGTTTCCGCTTAAGTCAAGGGATGGATTGCTTTCAGTGAGCAACACAATTGTCTTATCGGTATTTTCTTCGAGTTCTTTCGGCAAGTTGTTTGCGTAGACTTCGCTTATTTCACCAAATTCTTTGCCGTCAATCAACTCTTTTAGTTTTACGGTTGCTAACACTTAATCACTTTCCTCCTTTTCTACGGATGAATTTCTCATATTCCTCTTTTTCTGCCAATAGCACCTTTTTCTGTACAGTGCTATCGTTTCGGACGTTGGTAACGAAATGATCAGCACGGTATTTCTTAGTGCCGTCATTTAATCGTCTGGCATTTTGAGCGTGGTAATTATTCTTCCAGCCTACGGTCGCCACACCGTTCTTTCTGCCGTCCGCATTCGTGGATTGGACAGATAAACCGTCAGCCATGTGTCCATACTTCAAATCTTTTTTGTTTGAGTAGTGTTTCTCACGAGTTACATCTTCTAACTCTTTCTGAAATACTTTCGCACCAGCGGTAGTAATTTTAGCTTGTTCCGCTGGTGTGATATCGCCAATACTGGCTACCGTTTCAAGCCAGCCCTCTAGTGCTTCATCAAGCCCTACCATAGCCTTCACCCAACTTTCTTGTGCTTTCTCAAAGTCAGAAAGTCGTAGCGATTAAGCCCAAAGTTTTCGTTTGGGCTAACACGCACAATATCGTACTGAGTGCCATTTAGGACTGCGACTTGACCTTCAATCACTTTAGCATTATGGCGAATAACAATCACTCGTGTATCGCTTTCGCCATTTTGCTGAGCTAAATACTCTTGATTGAGTGTGCGAGTATGAGGCTTATAGTGCAATGTAAACTGTTTGACGAATTTCGGCACGCTTACACCCGTAAACTTATTAGGGGTGCTTTGGTATGTACCAAAATCAGCTTTGAAACGAAAGTCTGAGGGTAAATATCTAACTTTAGGCATTAGTCACCTCTTTCTTCACTATACGTTGCGTATAAGCCCCTTAATTGCCCGATTATGCTATTTAAAGTGAGATTGACAGGATAAGTCACCGTGTCTGTTAAAGCCACTCTGTAGGTGAAATATGAGCTTGTGAGGGCTATTACAGCCGTGTCAAATAGGGATTCTACACTTTCAAGGTCGTAGAATTTCGGGTCACTACCGACTGCATTGATAATGTACTGTTGAGCCGATTCAATGTAAGCTGGAATGAGTGCAGTGTCGTCTGTCTCATCCAGATTCAAGGTCTGCATGATGGTTTCCTTAGATACACTCATTGCTTACCTCCTAAATTAAGCTCCGGCAGTAAGATTAGCTTTTTGGTCAGCGATAGCTTTGAATGACGCTGGCACAAACGCTTCTTCATCGGTTTTAACAACATCGAAACGGTCAATAACACGTACTTTAGTAGTGTCAGTTTCGAAAGCACCACCACCGATGTTTGTAGAGAACAATGACAAGTGTTGACGGTCAAACAATGTTACCGCTTGTTTCAAGTCACCGAAGTACAATGGCATAGCTCCACCAGTACCATTAGCAAGCCAACGGTCTGATACTTCTTTAACTGTGAAACCATCGATTGAGTAGCCAGTTGGGGATTTAACATCACGCTCCATGAGGTAGTCACCCATTGCGTTCTTGACTTTCTTAAGGGCAGTAAAGCCTGAAGTGTTTGTCAAAAAGAATGATGTTTGCTTGATAGCTGGGTCAACTTTAGCCTCAAGATCAATGATATCATCCCACTTAGCCAATGTTGGTTTAGTTGGAAGTGTTGCGATAACATCCAAGATAGCTTTGTTGCGAGTAACAACGGCTTTTTTCGCAATCCAACCAGACAACCATGCAAGGATATTTTCAGCAGAATCAGCAAGCAAGCTGTTTGTTACTGTTGAAATACCAGCATAGCGTTTGATAGCGTACTTGATAAGTGACAATTTTGGATCATCGTTGTTGCCGATTTGACCAGCTTCATCATCGAGTTTAGAAAGGCCAGTGATTTCAGCCCATTTTTCGTAGACACGAGAACCAGTAAGAGTAGTTACGTTTTCAACGTTTACATACTCTTGCAATGAATCGTATTGACGAACCAATGTATTGATAGCTGTACGAATATCTTGTGGGATAGTCAAACCAGCGTCAGCACCAGTTCCGTCTGTTTTTGAATCAAGCAAGTTTTGGTAACGACCACGAACAAGGTTTTTAAAGTCTTTAACGAAGTTAGCTTTAACTTCTTCTTCGTTTTCAGTCAAAGGTTTCTTGTCTTCTTCGGTCATGTTAGCTACTTCACTAGCACGAGCTTCAGTGTATTGTTCTTTGAACATGTCACGTTTCATTTTTGCAGTGTCACGCTCATTTTTGATTGCTTGCAATTCTTCAGCGGTAACTGAATCATCAAGCATAGCTACGTTAAGTTTTTCATTAAGATTTTCGACCTTGTCGCCTTGAGCAACCCAAAGGTCATGCAATTCGTTTGATGTTTTCATCAATCATCTTCCTTTCATTTTTCAAGTAAAATAGCCAATTTCTGCTCACGCAATGAATCGGTCTTAGGTGTTGCAATCATATTCTTAAATTTATTGATTGCTGACTTGCTTGGTAGCTGATGTACGGCGTTAGTAACCATGATTTCTTCTTCATCATTGTCGAAGAACATGATCTCATCCGCAAAGCCTTTATCAACGGCAGTTTTAGCATTAAGCCATGTCTCTTTAGCCATGAGATCAAGTAACTCTGGTTGCTTAAGTCCAGTTTTCATCTCGTATGCCAAAGCGATAGACTCATCAATGCTATTAAGCACCGCTGATTGGTGCTCTAGGTCATCGCTATTACCAACGATGCCAGTAGATGCCTTGTGAATCATGATGTGTGCCGTTGGACTGATACGCACGGTATCGCCAGCCATAGAAATGACACTCGCAGCACTAGCCGCAAGCCCTTGCACATTTACCACAATACGTTTGCCACTAGCTTTAAGCATTGTATAGATTTCACTTGCTGCAAACACATCACCACCATTAGACGCTATATTAAGCGTGATTTCTTCATCTTCGTCGTTTGCAATGGCATCTTGTACCAGTTTCGGATAGGTACTAGACATGCCAAAGTATTCGTAGAAAGCACCAGCATCATCACTTACAATATCGCCTTTAATGTCAATCTTGCCCATTTATCTCACCTCCTTTCAATGTGGTACGGTTAGGGTTCTTACCCTCTGGCAACTCTTTGGGTAGAATTTCAGCTTGCTGCAAAATATACAAACCTTGATTCTGTGCGAGTGTGCCACTTTTAACCATGCTATTAATACGACTGATATAGTTAGCACCAGTCGGATCAACCGCTGGGAAAATATCTGCGCCCACATCGCATGAAAGTTTCTGAGATAACTCACTAAGGAATGGTCTTAAATATCGTGCTACTGCTTTAGAATAGACGTTTGAGCTCATTTCTAGTGAAGACTGTTGGTCGCCTTGCCCACCGACAACGTTCTCTGGGATACCGTAGACCTTTGCAAATTGTCCGGTCGTCCAGTCCGCTTGCTTAAGTAGTTGGGCCACGTTGGATTTGATTTCAAGAGGCGTGAAGTCCTCTAAATCATCCAGTACCAACGGACCGCCTTGCATTTGCTTCATTGCTTGTCGAGAACGTGAGACCTTGGTTTTGAAATCGAGCAAACCCCCGCCCTTGATTTTTAAAATACCATTAGCGTTGAGGGCGTTCTTAAGGGAATTAAGCGTTAGCTTATCACTAGCCTTTTGAATGTCCAATTCTCTACCAAGAGCCATCAACGGACTTACGCTTGTCAAACCACCGTCCACTGATAGCAATCTAAAGTGTAAGATGTCGCTTTGTGGGACGTGTTGTTTAGGCGGAATGCGTGGGTCATCAAACGTGATGTTGTAATAAAGCCCATTCTGATTGTCCAATCGGTTAAAAGAGACTTGAGACGGTCTTAAATACTCCCACTTCATATCACGGCCATTGTCGTTACGCCACCGATACGCAAAGGCTTCACCACCCAATAGCATTTGAGCAAAGATAGACTGGTAAAAGTTAAAGCGGTTAGCATTGTTTGATGGGTTATCCACGATACCTTGCATTTGTTTTCGGCTAGTTGTTAGCTTAGCGGTCGCAAGGTCATTAGATAGCTGACTGATAATAGAGAATAGGTCCGAGTTTTTAAGAGCAGTTTCGGCTGATACCCACTCGCTACCATTCAAGGTAGCCAAAAACTCTGGATCAGTGATATCAAAAAAGCCCCCTTGATTACTTGGTGGGCTTTTGGTTGCTAAGTTAAATATCGGCAATTATTATCACCTCCTTTCTAGCCTTTTTTAGCGGCTAGCTCACTAATTAAACCTGCTAATACAAATGTAATGGTCATGCTGATACCAAACCACACAAATCCAAGGTTATAAGTGGTTAAATTAAGCGAAATTGCAGCTAAAATGAACATCAAAATGTCAAAAATAGCCCAAATCGCCTTAAAAAACTTCAAAATCATGTATTAATACTCCTCTAAAAGCCCACTATCTGGGTTTTTCAACCAGTTTAGAACGGCTTCTTGGCTCATGTGTTCGACCTTCCACGTTGGATTGTTAGTAATAGCGTAGTCTTCAAACGCATACATACCGTCATAGAACGCATCGATAAGAGCGTCAACAACGTCGATTTTATAGGTTGATTTCATTTTATCGACTTGAATACCGATGTTATCCTCTTTAATTACCGCATTTATTAAGGCTTTTCGCATGATTTCATCATCAAGGCGAGTAATATTACCCTCAATAAAGAGCGTTTGAAGGAATTTTGTCGGGTCTTTTAGCTCGCTTGTACGCTGTCTGATTGGCATCATAGGGAAGCTAGTGTTAGATTCCAAAGCCTTGATAAGCTTTGAAACCCCCATAGCGTCATAGCCAAAAAAGACCACATCAAGCTGGTTATCTTCCACATACTCACAAAACCAACGGTACACTTCCTCTGGGTTAATTAGCCCTTGTGGGTGACTTGTAATCGTGCAGTAGCCCTTGGTTTCCAAATCTCGATAGTTAACACCGTCTTGTTCCATCTTAGCTTCTAACGAGCCCGCTTGTTGCCAGGGGATAAAACTATGTTGTTCAATATGCCATTTCTGGCTACCATCTTCCGAAACATACGGATAGACGAAACCAATAGCCGTGTTATCGCTGAACATCGAAGCGTCAAGCCCAACATAAACACGTTTTCCCTTGATATCAAATTCATCAACGACTGCATTTTCAATATCTGTTAGATCAAGAAAGCTATTGCTATCTGCTAATAACCAACAATTCATGTTTTTTACTTGGAAATCAGCTAGTTTTCCCATGAGTAATTTCTTATCACGTTCGGAAAGTAGCCCCTTCATCAAGCCATCCTTAAGTTTAGGGTGGTTAAGTAGTGGGTTACTCTTTGGCCATGTCTCTGGTTTAAAGACTTCTTCCAGATTATCCTGTGACCAGATTAGACATAGCTGGTCATCACCAGACCTGTCAAAGTCACGTTCCATAATCTCAATCAGTTTCTTTTGCTCTTGATGAAATGGAACATCGGGTGTTTGGTAAGATGTTGAAATCTCAATAAAACGTGAACCCTCGGTGTTAACCTGTCCAGATGTGATTTTAGAAATCCCTTCATCCGTTCTAAGCTCACCGACCTCATCGGCCACGGCTAATTTAAAGTGCTTACCATCGAATTTACCAGATTCAAACGAGATAGTGTGAATGGTATTGGCATCCACAAGCGATTTAATTTCTCGTGAATATAATTGGACTTGCGTTTCCTCTGCCAGTGACTTAAACGGTTCATTCTCAATGATTCTAGCCATCATAGATTTAACGTAAGTATAGAGCTTCATCGTCTGGTCGAAGTTTAGAGAGCTAACAAGGAAGTCTTGGTTACTTTGCCCGATAATTTCAATCAGATAAGAGAAATTAAGACAAATACCAGCTATCATTGTCTTACCTTGCGAACGGGCAATCGAGATAATGATATTTGAAAACCTTGGTACATCGTCTAAATCAAACCATGCAAAGAGTTGGGCAAAGATGAAATACTGCCAATCCATCGGCTCTAGCTTTTGACTCAGATCATCAACATTCGGGACTAGTGATAGAAATTTCAAGAAACGGTTAAACGCTTCGACTGAGTAGACATAAGGAAAGTCTTTATCACCTTGTCTTTGCAAGTCTCGGAGGTGTCGGAAACATGCTAGTTGGATGTTGTAACCAGCGACAATCTCGCCATCTAGCACATTAAAACAGTATTGCGTGCCATAGTCGGTATAAGTTTTTCGCTCGAAAGAAAAATCGATGCTATTATAAGCACCGATTACATCTTTTGATTTGGTTAGATCAATCTCTTGCATGTTTCACCTCCTTTATTTAAAGAATGCTGCCATCTTATCTTTCATAGATGTATTATCAGCTTGTCCTCCAGCTATTTCAGCTAATTCTGCCCTTCCTTTAGGCGTAAGACCTAGCTGGATGCCTATTTTATTAAGTGTTTCGGTAGCATCTTTCATCGTCGCAACGGCTGGGTTCTTCTTAAATCCCATTGACTGCTCGCCTAGAATCTCGCCACTACCTTGTGCTTGAATAACTTTCTTAATCTCGGTTTGGATACCGTTTTCTTTCACGTCCTCATAAGCTTTTTTGTAAATCTCGTAGTTAGTACAGTAGGTCTCCACAAGAAACGTGTCAATACGTTCGACCTTTTCTGTCGCTTTTAAATACGGAATGATTTTAGTCCAAACCGACCTCGCCACTGTGCCCAAATAGTTCGGTGGGTCAATGGGTAGAAAGCGGTCATTTTGCTCATAAAACGGTTTCCGTTTGGCTGGTGACTTATTCGCCATTTTCTCACTTCCTATCTTTGTTATGACACCGCTTAAAAACCCTCAAAATTGGCGTTCGGTGTAAAAGAACACCTTGTGGTGGCTCTCCTTGGCACGAGAAGGGGGCGGGGGTCAATTTTAAATCATCTCGAGGGTTATTATACCACCCTTATTATAAAATCGTGCTATGGGCTTATTAGAGGGGTTTAACGACGTCCTCTTTTTTCCGGGCTATTAAACCTGCCCACGATGCCACGGAAAGTCGTAGCTCAGTGTTCTGTTTCGTTCTATTTTGACCAGTACCATAGATTTCTTGCTCCAAGGTACGTTTGGTGTTATCGCAGCTCCTACACGTTGCTACCACGTTTGAAATTTCAGTTCGAAGTTCTGGAGCTATTTCAACGGGTGTTACGTGGTCGCCTATGTGTGCGTCTGGTGTGGTCATACCCAAGGCAAGACAGTACTGACATAGATAGTTGTCACGTTCCAACGCAATCTTACGAATGGAACTCCACACCTTCGAGCGATAGAACGCATACCGTTCCTTGCTCTCATCATCTCTGTTCCTTACTCGCTTGTTGTATCTTGTGCGTGAGTATCTCTGTCTCTCTTCAGTGTATGCTGCTTCCATACTGTGATGTGTACTACAGTAATGTAATGGTCTCTCTGTTAGAGCATGGCATCCCTCTGCCCTGCATCGTCTGACCATCGGCATAGATATACCTCCTCTCAGATAAACTAAAAGAAGAACACTCCTGTGTCCTTCTGATTCGATAATACTATACTACCATGACTAGAGTATGATGCACTGTAGATTGGTGTAGACCAATGCAGATTAGTCCAAATACTTCTCAGCTTGTCTTAACTTAACATAGTAAGTTGCTTTACTAAAGCCCATGCGGTCGCATATCTGCCAGATATCTAGCTGGTCTATATATACCATCTGGAGTAGGGAGCGTGCATCTATATCCCCCACCTCTGCTATTTGCCGGCGGAAGTCTAGCTTTTGTTTGATAGCTTCAGCAGTGAAATGTTCCACTTCCTCCCTAGCCGTCATAAGTTCCACATAGATATCATCCTTGTCCTTACGTTTGCCACCTTGCACCATATCTGTTTGCATAGCACCAGCCGTAACCTTAAGAGCTTGAGATTCCAACCTTTTAATTTGTTCTATCTGGCTATCAATATACCTGTCTAACGCCTTAATCTTTTGCAGTCGTTCCACTGTTCTCATAAATTACATTCCTTTATGGTATAATATTATTAATAGCGTTTGAACAGTCCTGGGCATTAGTCTGGGTCTTTTTTGTTTACAAGAATAAAGAAGGATTAAGTTATCACCTCCCATGCGTTAGATTTAGTCTTGCCACCAGTAATGCAGAGACTAGGGTGAAAAGAAATCAAAAAGGATTCCTCGATTCTAATTATTTATTTGCTGGGTTTTGTTTGAGCAAGGTCTGTCAGCTTGCTCGGTGTTGAAAAGTGTTCAAGCCACTAAAATCTATATTCTATTTTTTAGTGTTTGACAGACTAACAGCCAGTGACGGATTCGAACCGTCTATACCATTCTGGCTACAAACCCATTGCCAATGCCGTGTATAGAGCACGCTTAACGCTGGGTTTCTTGCGACCTAATTCGCCTTTATTACGGTATTCAAGCATGATTCGGTCAGCATCGGCATCCAGCCTATCGAGCCAGTCATAGTTATTGAAAACATAACTAGCAATCTCGCTGAATAACTCTCTGGAAAGTAACCCTTCCATTTGGATTGCCTTCAAAGGTGTTAGGGTGGCTTTCTCCAAATAGCACTGATTGAGGGCGTTTTGGGTTTTGTTAGCTTTCTTCTTATCGCAGTCCTTGACGCTCCTAATGTATAAATTTAGGTCGCTAGGGTGTTCTTTGCGTAGTTCTTCCACTTCTTCTTGGAATCGTTTAAACAGCCCCTCTGGCAGTCCTGCGTTGGTTTTCTCCAAAACCGGTTTAGTGGTTTTTCCTCTTGTGTAATTAGTAGACAGATAATCTTGAAGGTCGTCGAATAGTTCATCGGAGATAATGCCTTCTAACCTGTCGACTGTCGCTGGCGATATCCTCGCACGTTCAACGACTGCGGCGTTGAGTGCTTGATATATGATGCGAGCTTGTAACTCATCGCACTGTTTCACATCTTGGAAAAACTGTTTATAAGAGCCTTTCTTGTGAGCCTGCTTAAGCGCTGCATGCTCACTGACTAACCGTTGATACAGCTCTGGTGTCAGTCCGGAATATTTGTATCTCACGCTCATGAGCTTACCTCTAGCAGCTCTTGATTTTCGTAGATGTTGCCAATAACCTCAATGTAATACTCTTGACTGATGTCAAATAGTCCGTTATGTACTTGCCCGTCTATGTACCACATGAAAATCTCGTCCAAACCGCAAATAGTTCCAATTCCACCATCCGGAAAATTAGTTCTTTCGTCACCATCAGTCACCTTGACGATATCCCCCTCAAAGATTTCTCTATCGTTTTTGTCTCTCATTCCAGTTGATTGCATTAAAACGATATCGTCGAAATCGTAGTAGTCTAAATCTCGACTATCTGGCAATCCTTGCTCAAAATAGATTGTTTGCACGCAAATTTCTTTTTCTTCGAAATTGATAGCGATAATTTCATCAGCTCCGTACATTTCTTTTGTAGCTTTGTTCCATGCCCTAAATCTAGTTATCATTGTCCTCGCCCCCTCAAATAGCTGGGGATATCATCCCCGACATTCACGCTGTCGTACTGTTCCTTGCTCACTAGAAACTTACCATAAGCCCCACAATCAAGTGTGTAGAGGTTTTTAATTTTCGATTTTCCAGTGACCTTGCCATGTAATTCAACGGCATTATCAGCCTTATGGATAACCACTGTCTCGATAGGTCGGTCAACCACTCGTAGGACAGTAGTCACGTTAATTGCTAGTGAGACCAGTAGTAGAATCGTTGCTATCGTTAGATCTTTATGTTTCATAAATGCCTCGCTATCTCTTTAATTACGTTGACAGTTACGCTATTGCCAGCTTGCTTGTATAATTGGCTGTTGCTATTGACCTCTTGCGCCTTGTCAAACGCCCAGTCTGGAAAACCTTGTAATCTCCAACACTCTCTAGGTGTTAGCTTGCGAATGCGGAAGTTAGAAGTTACCACGCCTTGGCTATCACCAGTAACTAATGTGTTAGCGATACCTTCACCAACTCGACCTCTACGAGTTTTAGAGTTTGGATGAGCTAGGTTAACACTATCTCCCACGCTTGCTTCAGCGTACCCTTGCTTAGTTGCTTCACGGACACGGATTTTAGGTTGTCTCCCACCGCCTTGCATAGTGTTTAATGTCGGTGAAATGCCTTCAGGGTCATATACTCTGCCGTTTTGTTCGTGCGACCCTGGTAGATTGCCGGCTAACAATATCTTAAGAGGGTCTTTCTGCGTCGTAGTGCTACACAAGGTAGGTGCTAGGGAATCAACTGAAACCACATCCCTACTCTGAGATTTGCCTTTTTTTCTGATATTGCCAACTTTATTTATTTTTGGTTGTTCACAATCAATCGGTGCACCATTTCCTCCGATAGGAAAAATTTTTCGTCCACGTTGTCCTCTAAGATGTCCGATAATGAACACACGTTCCCGATTTTGTGGTACTCCGAAATCCTTACTGTTAAGCACTTGCCATTCCACATCATACCCGAGTTCATCCAACGCTGAGAGGATGACCTCAAAGGTATTTCCTCTGTCGTGGTTAAGGAGTCCTTTGACATTTTCAAGGAACAGATACTTAGGTTTGAGTATAGCGGCGAATCTTGCGATTTCAAAGAAGAGAGTTCCTCGAGTATCTTCGAATCCTCTTCGATGTCCTGCAATGCTGAAAGCTTGGCACGGAAAACCTCCGCAAATTGCGTCAACGTGTCCGATGTTTCTGATTTCGTCATCTGTGACTGTGGTAATGTCATGTAATTCTATTTCTCCTTCAGTGTTATGGATTGCCTTGTAACTAGCTCTAGCAAATTTGTCGATTTCACAGAATGCCACACATTCGTGTCCTGCCGATTCCATTCCTAGTCTGAATCCGCCGATACCTGCGAATAAGTCAATGAATTTCAAAGGTCTTCCTCCTTAACAAACGTCCCATTTACCATCTTTCCTTTTCTATTCTTAATTTCTTCGTAAGCAATACCAAGGCATTCAGTAACGTCAAGGTCTAATTGATGTGCCAATACGATAATCGTTACCAACGTGTCCCCGATAGCGTCCTTAAGTGCTGCTTTCGGTTCTGTAAATTTAGTCGGTTTCAAGAGTACATCTCGAATTTCTCCGACTTCCTCAGTGATTCGCATCCACTGAATCTTAGGGTCAGCTTGCTTTAAGTTTCGTTCGTCTGCCCATTGGTTGATTTTATTGATTAGATTATTCATCCGTTACCTCTTTCACTTCAAACATAGGGTTATCAAACACTTCACCAAAACCGCCTTCTTCAAGCTCCTTGCGGGTAAACTTAGTCTGATAATCTTCCGATTCTCCTGAATCCGCAAATAAGAATTCTTTATCACATTCTTTATTTAAGTAACGATTAATCTCAGAAAGCCCTTTAATCCGAACCGTATATCTAGGTTCTTTCTCGACCTCATACCCAAACTGGTGCATGTTTACGAGGGTAGTGATGGCTTTGTTCCTGCCAGTATGGTACATCCAGTATTTGAACTCGTCCCATTTCGTATCAGCCCAGCTTGTAAGATATGCCCAAATATCATCATTTAAGTCATTCTTATGTTCCTCATACCAATCCGCCACACATTGCGACACCACTGGTTTAGGGAAGAACGAATCGTAAAGGTCTTCTGCGTAAGATACGGATCCACCAGATATCCTTGATATTGTCCGTACCGCTTCTTCTCGGCTTATTGCTTCATTTCTATCCATCACATTCCACCATTTCTACCTTATATTTCTTAGCATTGCGATATTTCAATTTCAATCTGTGCATTTCATTAATCGCTTCATTCTTATTACTGAAGACATGCTCACTGTCTTTCATGTTGTCGTAATATACGATTACTTTGTATCGCATAATTCCATCATCTCCTTTAACAACTCATCATCAGGCAACTGCTCTAGTGTCAGAATGCGATTGAGTTTCTTTGCGTTGATACCCAACTTAGCGCTGATACATTCCATATCTTCGTGGTTAGCCCAGAACCACTTCGAAAACTCTTGCGTTTGACCTAATACGCTTGTGTGGTCATAACTCCCTGGAGCATATACACCGACTAGCTTGTCCTTGTATTTGCTATTCATTCCAACTCCTTAATTTCAAATTCAATGCGTGGATTAGGACTGTACTTCTTACGAGCCTTCAACTCGCAAACGATACTGTCATCCGTCCAGACGATACCCTTCTTATCAACCTTGTTATATCCAGCTTTTGAAATACTATCAAAGAGCGATTTGACAAGATTATCAACGTCTGGAGTTTTCGCATGCCAAAGCATTTCAGCCATGAATTTCTTGAATATATCCCACGTTTTGGCTCTAGCCTTTGGCGTGGGCATTTTTGATACATTAAGCGGGGCTTTCATGTAAAATACGACATCGACTGAAATAGGACCGTCGTAGAATTGTCCGTCATATTCTCGTTCAATAAGTTGCGAGCATTGACGCCGCCACGCCTTCATTTTAGGGTCTTCATAAGTTCCAAACTTGCTGAATCGTGGCCTTGTTTGAGGTTTAGGCTCGATATTTAAAATCATTTTCATGTTTTCACCAAATTAGAAGGGTAAATCGTCACTACTGATATCCATAGGGTTTGCGTTCCCGTATGGACCGTTATCCCTTGCAAAGTTCGGCCCTTGTTGTTGCGGTGCTTGTTGGCCATAAGGTCCAGCATAACCACCATTGTCATTGCCAAACGCTCCCGATGTATTGCCTTGAGTAGCGTTACTACCTTCACGCGCCGCACGGCTTTCTAACATTTGGAAGTTCTCAGCGACTATCTCAGTGACATACACTCGTTGACCTTGCTGATTCTCATAGCTACGGGTTTGGATGCGTCCAGTAATTCCAATCAAAGCACCTTTTTTAGCCCAGTTAGCCAAATTCTCAGCTTGCTGACGCCAGATAACGCAGTTGATAAAGTCTGTTTCACGTTCGCCGTTAGCGTCTTTAAAGTTGCGGTTAACGGCTAGGCTAAATGTAGCTACTGCGATGTTACTGGTCGTGTATTTTAGCTCTGGGTCACGAGTTAAGCGCCCAACTAGGACGGTTGAATTAATCATGTTCCTTATCTCCTTTTAATCCATTCCTTCGTAAAAACTCTTGCCAAGTTGCTCTTCAAAATCTTTGTCGTCAACGTCTAACATAGCTAGTTCTGTTATCATTCTGATTTTAGTTTCTCGACAAGGTTGATACCCATATTTAGCGTATTTCATTATTCTGTTAAATGTGCTTACCGGATAAGGCAAATCATCATCAATGACTAGTCGCTTAGTATGTAGATGTTCAAAGAATTCCTCTTGAAATGCCACTTCATAAACTGCCAAATAGTTATCCTCATCAACGTTGTCATAGTTTTTGTAATAAGCAAACTTTGTTATCGTAAAATCAAAATCTGAAATCATGTCTTTCGGTTCCCCGAATATCTTTCGGATCAGCTCTACTCTGACTTTCTCTTTGATGAAATAAACCGCCCAAACATTTTTATTTTCATAGGAAAATCTTATTTCACTAGGCTTTTCTTCCATCTGTTTTTTGAAATATTTTTGAGCGTCCTTAAAATCTGCTTCACATTCAAAGAACATGTCAATGTCATTGACCCGCTCATTGTTGAAGATGTTCTTGAAACATCCACCAGCTATGTATCCTTTGTGGCCAATCAAGAACTTATCTAACCACCAAATTTGTCGATAATTGTATATATCCCTCACAACTATGCTCATTGCTTACCTCATTTCAGAATTTCATAATTTACAAAGTTATCATCAAGCAACTTAGCGAATTGATACCATTGTTGTTCTCCGCCATGGAAAGTAAGAGCAAGATTGACCTTGTACGGCTCTACGGGCTTGCTAGGAGCTTCCTCGACTGGTTTAACATCTTCGATAACTTCACCAGTCTCAGCGTTAACTGCTTTAATTTCCTCGTTAGCAGACTGTTGGGCCATTGCTTCAATTTCTGCCAATCGTGCCGCTTCTGCTTTTGCTTTGGCTTCTTGTTGTTCTTTGAATAATCTAGCGCTTTCCACATCTTGGTTAATGCTATTCAACACTTCGGCTAGTGAAGCCCCGTTTTCGTACATTCTGACGTAAGTGGCAGGCCCTAGGTTATTACTAGCGCATTGACCAGTGATAACAAGCATGTCTTGGTCTTTCTGATTTTGCTTGTTGATTTCGTCAATGACAATCTTTTCAAGCTCTCCCTCAGTTTTCTTTAAGAGTGTAAAAGTATCTTTCTTGAATTGAGTACCCTTGCTGTAATCATCCAAGTATTGCTCAAAGACATCTGGATTGAGATTACCTTCCTCAGCTTTCGCTTTAAACCATTGTCTAACTGCATCTTTTCGGAGTTCTTTTTGGTTTTGCTCGTAACTATCAATCTGATTCTTAAGTTCATCAATCAAGCCTTTTAGTTTGCTGTAAGGTGTTTTGTACGCTTTTTCAAATTCAGCGTAAGGCTTATTAATAGCGCCCTTAATTCCCTTGCGCTTATCTTCCAAGCTCTTGCTCAACTTGTTCAAGTCAGTCCTAGCTTTTTTGACTTCCTCAATTGAATTGACTTCAAGGTCAAACGTGCCATACTGAGCTATGGCTTGTTCGATTCCTTTTTCAAAGGCTTCAAAGTCATTAAACGTAACTTTTGCGGGTTCAAATGTGATTTCAATGTTGTCTAGTGTGTTAATTTTTTCTGCTTCTTTCATGGCTTATCCTCTTAAGTAAACGGCAATTCAATTTGTTCTTCGGTTTGACTTTGCGCTTCTTGATAGGTTTGTTCTAGTTCTGCTTCACGCTGTCGCTCGGTTTCTTCTTGCTGCATTTGCTCGATTTGTTGCATCTTACGAGCTTTCACTTCTTCTTGCGTTTCTTGTGGAGTGATATCAATAGGTGCTGATTGCTCCATTTCGTCAGCAGTATATAGACCGCCCACGTTTTCGCTAAACGCTTCACGCATTGCCGATACTAGCGCTACTTTTCGGATCATGAGCCCTGGCATTTTAGCCCACATTGATTTGCCTGTATTGTACGCTTTAAAGTCAGCGTCTGTTTCAATAGGATAGCTACGATCTTTACGATAAACCTTTGCCCAGCCGCCTAAAAGGGTGTCATTCTTGCCATGAATCGTACCAGTGATATGCTTGATTTCACCTTCGGCAGTTTCTACTACTACACCGGCTTCAAAACCGTCAAAATTTGGGTTTTGTTCGGCACGTTTCATAAAGGCATCTTTTGATACTACAATCTGAGCGGGGTTGTTCCCGTATTTGATGAAATAGACCTCTTTAGTGAACGGATTTAAGTTTCGCTCTTTGCAAGTGGCAATAAAGTAGGCTAGTTCTTCATTGTTTGCTTTTCCTTGTGGGTCAAGGTACTGTCTAACCACGTTAGCTGTAATTAATTGTGGATTCGTTAAAAAATCGCCTTTGTGTTCTTGAATTTGGTTTGTCATGTTATTATTCCTTTCTCGAATACCCTTATTTCGCATTTTAAGTGGGTATAGTGCGATTTTAATGGTGTCCTAGCATAAATAGACTAGGTGTTAGCTTGCACGCCTTAAAATCGAAATTAGAGGGGTTTTAGTGTGTTCCAAAAATCTGCGTTGATTTCTTAGCAAAATACATATATTCGTTAATTTTCTCGATGAACGAATACAAATCTAAATCGTCCATCATTTTTTGTTTGTGCTCTTTCGAGAATACAAGGCCATGAATCCGCTCGTAGTCTTCAAAGAGCTTAAGTTTTACTTCTTTTTCCGTCATAATCTATCCTTCCGCCTTTAGTTGATTAAGCGTGTATCGTTTATCTTCGATGTCTACTGCCCTGAAAACATTCCCTTCTAGTCCAGTACGTATACGACTTGCGACCCGTTCGCTGTAAAGGTTTGCTATTTCATTATTGCTTAGGTTGGTTGTGATAACAGTGTTCTTCCGATGGCTTAACACATCAAAGATAAATTCTTCTTCCCATGCTGATTTGGATTGCCCTGAGTTTCCAAGCTTAACGCCTAAATCATCAAGAAATAAGTAGTCAGCTTCCATAAGCATCCTTGAATAATAACTTTCTTTGCTTTCAAACTTAAAGCTTTCTCGGACTTTTCTTAGAATTTCTGTGAGATTGACAAATAGCACGCTTTTGGGGTTGCCTTTATCCTTGTAGGTTTCATTCAGTGTTTTAGCCATAGCGACAGTTAAATGAGTCTTACCAACTCCAGTAGTACCAGTTAGCAACGTGTTTCCTTCGAAGCCATTAAGATATTTCTGTGTTTGCGCTTTGGCAAAATCAAGCATCTGTTTTTCTTGGATTGTCTTAACAACAAAATTATCAAAGGATGCCGACTTTAACTCTTCAGGAATTGTACTGTCTCTCATGAGTACATCATAAGTTCTTAAGTAGAGGTTGTTTTTCAAACTCTCTTTTACCAGTTCTTCTTCTTTTTTGTCTCTTTGTTCTTTGGCGCATTTTGGGCACACTGGAGAGGGTTTGCGTGGTTCGTCTTCTCCTGCAATTTTAACGGGAATATTGAGTTGCATCATAGGTAGCCCATGAATTGGACACCTCCCGTCTAGCCTTTTCGTGTTTGCGATAATTTCAGCTTGTGTTAGCATGTATTACCTCTTTTCTAAAATGGGTTTTCGTCTGCCCTAGAAGCCCCATTCTTCATTGATTTCTGACTCTGTGTTAGTGTTGGTCTTTTGTTTTTTAGCTTCACGGATCGCTTTGCTGTTTCTGACAAGTTCAACCGTCATTAGATTGTCTTGTTTCCAACGGTTAAGGATGGCTTTAATATAGGCAAAATTGGCTTTGCCTTGATTAACCGCTTCTTTTAGAGCTTCAAGGATAACGTCAGCGTTAAAGTCTTCTAGCATGTACTGCAAATCTTCCATTTGTAATGGTGATAGAGCTTTTCCTGTTTCTTGCTCAAAAGATTTGTAGAGATTTGCAAAATCTTGATTGAAAGGAGTGGTGGGGGTTGGTTGTTTTTCTTCTCTTACCTCTACTCCCCTATCCTTACCTATCCTATCCTCTCCTCTCCTATCCTCTCCTATGCACCCATTTGGGTGACGGTTGGTTGTCACTTGGTTGTCACTTGGTTGCACGTCTGATAACCACTTGTATTTATTGCCTTCCACTAGCGCTATTTGTTGCATTTCCTCTACGAATCTAGTGGCTTTCTTTCTATCTTTTCTTATGGAGTTGTGTTCCGTCCAATCCGTTATAACCACTACTCCAGTATCAAACAAAAGCACATAATTACCCTCGACCAAAAGTTTCATATCGTCTTTTGTTGAGCCTATAAATCTCATAACGGTTCTGGGGTTTGCGACAAATCCGTCATCGTCTGCCTCTAGGTTTAAGAAGAAATACAAAACCTTTGTTGTTGGAGGTAAATCAAGAAAATCATCTGTCATTAGAACATCTTTACTGAACATTCTTCTGTTTGCCAATTGTTCCTCCTTTTCTTTTGTGTTATAATTTAAGTAAATTGTTTTGATGAACGCACCTACTTTGTGGGTGCTTTTTTAATGCCTTCCCTCCCACCGCTTCAATTATTTAATTAATTATTTTTCTCAAAAATGCTTTGATTTCGTCTTTTGTAACTTCGTTACGTTCCGTGCATTCAAAGCCCGAACCGTCAAGTTTAGTAACGTTATACTCGGCTTCTACGATAAGCACTTCGCAGTCAAACGCTTCAGCAAGTTTGTCGATTTCAGTTTTTTGTTCCTCATATGGTTCAACTGGCAAGTATAGTGCGTCTCTCAAACGGTCAGTAAATGTCGCTGCGAAAACTAGGTTTCCTCTATCTTTGTAACTTTTAAGGAACGCATCTTTTTCAGCGCTGTAAAATATGACTTGTTTATTGTTTTCTTTCATGATTATTCTCCTTCACCTTCGTTATATTTCTTAAAGCTCAATGTCAAACCTGCGATACCAACAGCGATAACTGCTAGACCAAGAGTGCTAGCAATTCCTTCTTTTTCACCAGCGTTTGGAAGAGTGCCACCGTAAACCGTCGTATTTGCCACTTCTTTTGGCTCAGAATCGAGCTTATAAGATACTGTGGCGGATTCCGCCTCTTTCGCTTTCGGAGCGTCTACGGGTTTGCTAGGTACTTTTTTCGGTGTCACTGGTTTCTCTGGTGTCGGTTTAGTTGGTTCCTCTGGGATTTTCAATTCTGGCAAGTCAAGGACAGGGGCATCGTTTGGCACTACGCCACCTTCAAATGGTGGGAGCTCACGTTCTTCTGGGATTCCGGGGATGCCGCCTTGGAATTCTGGCTTATCATGTACTGGGGCTTCATTAGGAACTGTTCCGATTGGCTCAGTGTACTCTGGCAATTCTCGTACCTCTGGAATTCCAGGGATGCCACCCTCAAATTCTGGGATGTCAACTTTAGGTGCGTCGTGTGGAATTTCAAAGGTTGGTTCTGGTTTGTTTTCACCGCTAGCATCACCACGTCCGCCTACTAATTGCACCTTAGATGTTGAGATAGCACCAGCATCTACCGCTACCAGCGTAGCCTTGTTAGTCGGGTTAGTTGAGTCTTTAACCGCTGACTTCAAACGAGTTTGATAGTCGATGTACATGATGCGGTTAAACTCTTTAAACTTCGCATCGAATCCGTCAGCTCGGACGTTCCAGCTTTCAAGGTAATCCTTAGCTGAGTAGTCAATGCCAGTCCACTTAACAGGATTCTCAACAAAGTAGATATTCTGTGAGCCATCTACGAACTCTTGATTATCTGACCAAGTATCTTGCAATTTTGCATAATTCAAGACCTGACGAGCTGTGTTCAGACGCAATGTCCAGTTGATAATTTGTGGGTTATCTTTATTTTGGCTACCCCATTTTGAAAGGAGTTCATTAGTTGGAAGTGGTCCTTCCTCTGCAATCGTGAATGTCTTAACAGTCCCGTCGAAATTAACAGTTACAGGTTTACCCGGTTCAACGATATCAAGCCATTTAGCATCAAATTTCAAAGACATCTTTTTGTTCAATGGGTGTTCAGTGAAATAGTTATTGAACGTGGTAGTAATCGTACGAGCTTGAGCGTCAGCGTTGGCTTTACCTACAACGCTCTCATTGTTGTAAACATCGAAATCAAAGCTAGTTTGCAAACCGATTTCTTTTGGTAGTTCTGTTACTACCTTGTCTCCTTCGTTAATAGCCATGCTATCCGGAAACTCAATATCTTTATATTCCACTTCAAACGGGCTATATTTACCAGTTCCGTTAGGGAATGTTACTTCAACATTAGGATTGTTAACTGTGATAGTTGTATCTTCTTTAACAACGCTAGTTGTTTCCGTTACTGGTTGAGCTGCTTCTGTAGTTGTTGCTGGTGCTTCTGCCACTGGTGCTGATTCGGTAGCAACCGCTGGTGTTTCAACTGGTGCCACTGTTTCAGACGGTGTCACTGTAACGTTACCAGCATTGTCAGCAGTATAGACATTAGACACCGCTGGTTGTGTATCTGCTACTGGTTGTGTTGTTTCATCCGCTGACACTGTCCCAACTCCGATTAGTAGAGCTGTGGCAAGTGCTAGTGTTCCGCACAATCCAAATGCTTTTGATTTTACATAACCTGGTTTAGCGACTGTTTGAGTGTTAAAAGATTTCATGGTATAATCTCCTTATAAGTGTTTTACTTTGCATGGGCCCTAACCCATGCTTTTTTAGTGCTTCAATCCGCACCCATAGCCCACCGTGTCATGTTTTTTTCAATGTTTTTTTGGGAAAGATATGTGTGGGTAAAGTTTTTATATTTTTTGGGGAAAGGTATAAGTTACACTCCACGGTGAGCCGTGGCTACGGATTGAAGATGGTAATGTTATCGGTTTCCGTATTTTGCCAATAGCTCACGCTCACGTTTTTGGCGTGCTTCATACTTGCGTTCGTTTTCCTCGTATGGTGTCCATACTGGTTCGAAGAAATATTCTGGTTCTTGTTGTTTCTTGCTCCAAATCCATCCAAATAGTTTTTTCATTTTTAATTTCCTTTCTGTTTTCCCTAACCGCACTAGAGAGCTAGTGAGGACTGTGTTTTCATTTCATATATTTAAGGAGACTTATGAATATCAAATCGTTGTAGTTTTTGTTGGTATTGCTTATATCTCCTCACTAGCTCACTTCTGCAGCTAGGGGTGTTAATGTTATTTGAATCTGTTTCTAGTTTTCCATTCGATGAAGGACTTGAAACCTTCATAGTTGATAAAAACCAGTTTATGCGTCGGGTTGAGCACATAGTCTCGAAAGTCTTTGTTGTCCCTCATTTCTCGGATGAGGTTCTTTGCCATCGACTTCCCTAGGCCTTCCCACCGCTGCATGAGGTGGTCGTAGTCTCCCCACTCAGCCGTTTCATTGATCCCGACCGGTTTATAGGTGATTTCCATAAGCGTCACCCGATTTCTTTCAATCCGTTTTCAAGAGCGATAAGCTCTTTTTGTTTTGGTGTCTCACGAATTTCAAATTTTGTGAAATCGTCGTAAGATAGATTTTCCAAGAATTTGACGGCATTTTTAGCGTCAACATGCTTGATGTTGGTGTACTTGGTCACGTTGAAAGCTTTCTTCAAACGTGAGTACATCAAGCGGATAAACTGACCTTTCTTCAAAGCGAACAGATTATCGCTAGGATGTGTTTTCTGCTCATTGAAGTACATATCTGCGAAAACACCAGCTTTACTAAAGACCACGCTTTTAATCTTGCTTGCTTCACCATCGTCGATATGGACTTTCTTGTTAACTTCTTCGACAAGCAACTCAATGTCAGTGAGCTTTTGATTTGTCTTCTTAACATTTCTGTCCATTTCTTCCTTGATTCCGATAACTTCTTCCAAAAGCTGTTGGTTAACGGTGCTTTGTGCCACAAGGTTCATGGCTTGTTTTTTCTGCATTTCAACCGTTTCGGCGAGCAGATTTTCTTTTTTCTTATCTTTCTTTTTACTCATTGATAATTTCTCCTTCTATGATTGTTCTTCCGCTTTCTGGGACAATCTTATTCATTTCGTCTAACCAGTTTTCAGTTAGCGTCAAGATGTCTCTGAGCTTTTCAATCTGGGCGTCCTTGCCAATTCCTTGGATAAGGGTTTTAAATCTGAGCGGTGCCATCTTGCTATCAAAGAAATCTTCAAATTCTGACACTAGGTTACTGAGTGTAAAGATATTAGTAACACTGTTTTCCAGCTTTTCTTTGTCCGCTCGTAAGTGTTCGATAGACTCTTTCAAGGCTAGTGCTTCCGAGGTTTCTTGCTCAAGCATTTCGTAAGACGCTTCTTTAAGTCGCAAACTTCTTTTGACCGAATCAAGCTCGTCCGATAGGTCTTTGTTCTTTCCTAGCAATTGCTTGTTAAGATCTTGTGTCGCTTGGTAATCGTCTGGGATGATTTCCTTTTCGATTACCTTTTCAATCGGTTTGACTGCTTTAGCACGCTCAAGCTCGCCTTTAACTGCTTCGAGTGCTTGGTCTTTGAGTTTGAGTTTTCGTTTCACCTCTTGCAATTCTCTGACCGTTGGTGTGTCGCCTTGCTCAATCTTTTCGATTTGCTCTTGTTTTTCTTCCTCTGGAAGTGTGGCGATGAGGTAGAGGGCGTTTATCCCTAAATTCTGCGACGTCGCAGAATTTGGAAGTTCTTTCGCTACTTTCATAAACTGATTGGCAACCTTCTGACTAAACTCTATTTTCTTAAGCCATTCCATGAATTGCCCATGCGCCAAATCATTTTCTTTAACGTGGTTTAATCGTCTACCAATTTCCCAAATTGATTGCCCAGCTATTTGTTTGTGGTGGGCTATCTCTAATTCAATCTGAGCTAAATTGTCAGATAACGTTATTTCTTGCATTTACTTTTCCTTTCTAAGTTTTGTATAATAGAGACAATAAAAACGATTGGAGAAGAATTATGTTTAGGTTTCAATTACCTAATGCTAAAGATTGGTTTTATTTCTATGGTGTCTCTAAGAGTGTCCACCCACTCATAATGCTTAATCTACCTCATATAGCAAATAAGATTTTCCCTGGTATTGTTGATAAGAAATTATATATTGTTGATGCTGAAATCGTCGATGCACCGATGACATTTGCAGATAATCACATCATTTTTTTATCAACCGAAGGTTCAGACCTCTATGCCAGAAACGTTTACCAAGTAGCTCATGAGTTGTGCCATTTTTACATCAATGCCAGTTCTAAGCAGCGGACGATGTTTTGGTTCGAGGAAGTGATTTGTGAAATGACAGCTCATTATTTTTTAGAAGAATATTCAAATCAAAACATATGGGATAAACATTCAAGGAGTATGCCATATTTGCAATACAGCCAAGAAAGCCTACTTGATATTGAAGTCTTCAATCACAAAAGATTAGTAAAATATCAATCCGACGAAATCATTCATCTTATCCGAAATTCTACAGACCGCCCTAAAAATAGATACTTAGCAACACTGCTACTCCCTATTTTTAGAGAGTTTCCGGCACTCTTTACAGAATTACCTAAATTAGCAAATCTGTATGGAATACCCGATTTTGAACTATTTTTAAACGCATGGCATGATGCTGTTGAGCGTGAAAATAAACCAGCCGTTCAAAAGATAATTGAAATTTTTTGTTAAACACCTAAATCCCCGGTCATAAGCTCATTCGCTGGCAAACCCACAGCAAGACGTTCGTCGTTGTTGAGCGCCCTTGGGCCAACAGCACCTTTTGCAGAGCCTATACCATAATCAACGATTCCTTTGCCAGCAGATAAAGCTCCAATGATCTCGTCTTTAATCTCTGCTTGTGGTTCTAAAATTTTTTCAATTTCATCCAATTTCTCAGCAATATATGTTACAGTCCTCAGTATCTCATTGAGGGCTGTTCTTTCTAGTTCATTCATTGTTTGTTCCTTTCATAATTGTAGACTTGAATTAAATTCAAGTTTTTTTGTAAAAAAAATCAGATGCCATATAAATCAGATGATTGGATGTGATATTTATTACAAATAGTAACCATTTTCTTAGGAGAAATAGAAAGTGCATTTTTCTCCCAAGCACTAACCGTTTGAGCTGTAGTACCAATACTTTCGGCAAATTGAGCTTGCGTCAGATTGTGACGAGCTCGTAGCTCTTTGATTGTAATCTTTGGAACTGTTTCTGCCATTTTGTTCCTCCTCTCTAACCAACTTACAAACAAATTATAACTTGAATTAAATTCAATGTCAATAGTTTCGTTGATTTTTTTTCAAGTTTTTTTGTTTTTTTTATAAATCAACTTGAAAAAAAGGAAAGTCTACTATATAATGTTAATGTAAACAGCAAGGAGAAAGATATGGATTTGAATAAACAAAGAGGAAGCAGAATTGAAAGCCTGAGAGCTAGCAAGGGCATTAGTCAACTTGAATTAGCAAAAATATTAGGGTATAAGTCTGACTCAACTATTTCGAAGTGGGAAAGTGGTGCTAGTATTCCAACGGGGACAAAGATTGTAAAATTAGCTCAAGCTTTGGGGACTTCGACGGATTACATTCTTTTTGGAGATGGCCCAGAAACCACCGACGAACCACAACAACCCAGTTCCCACGATATTGATGAAATCATAGCTAATGCAATGATGTTCGACGGGAAACCGTTGACGGATGACGATAAACGTGCCATTCGTGGCATTATTGCCGGTTACATGAGCAGTAAGGGGGAATAGTATGGTAAGTATCGCTATGAAGCCAAACCCATTTAAAGAAAAGATTGCTGGAGTCAAGCTTTTTGAAGCTGACAGTGGTGAAGAACTTAGCACATTAAACAATTTATCGAGTTATCCGATAGGGTTGGCACTGAATTGTTCTATTGATTTCTTCAACATCCAACCCGAAACAAACTACACGCTAGTAGTTACTGCGAATTTTCCAAGCAGAGCCCCTTATCCTGTCCATGCTACAAACATTTATATACCAGCGTCGAACATTTCGGCTCCCGATAGCGAAGGATATGGAAAAGCAGCCGGAGATTTTGCTTTTGACTTGACTTTGATGGAAAAAGGGGATTTGTTCTTGTTGTTTGCTTTGACAAAAGGTAGCGAGGCTACTGATACATTTTACTGCTACTACTATTTCGGGGGTGGTATAAATGAATAATACTCGAGATATCGAAATTCCTAAAACAAATGACACCGCAAACGCTAGACGGTCTAAGGTATCTTCTATAAACTCTGGCAAAAGAATCAACACCCAAACACCCCATACAAGTGATATAATGGATTTACAAAATCAAATAGATGAGGTAAGACAAATGGCTATTGACTTGTATCGTGAACTGGATATCCAAGCACTGGAGCAAAGATTGGAAAAGAACGAAGAAAACACCCAACGCTTCCTTCAACAAACAGCTCAGAGTTTAAATCAAGACAAGACTGAACTATCTCTTCGCACTGATCAGTTAGGACGTCGTATTGAAAAGATTGAAAACAAACTAGATGACATGTACGCCAAAAACGAACTAGACTTAAAATTCCAGATAATGGACCAAAAGATTGACGCTAAATTTGATACCTTTGGTCAACGCATGGAAAATATGTTTTTAGCTCAAACCAATAGGCAACTTGAGGAACAAGCCAAGAACAGAAAAGAATTCACTTACTGGTTTATTGGTATCCTTGTAGCTCTTGCTGGTATTGCTATTCCTGTCTGGTTCGGCAAATAATATCATCAAGGCTTGAAAATTCAAAATCTTATTGACCGAATGCAAAGGTATGCATCTGATTACACAAAAACGCCAGAACTGGTTAAAATGTTTACTATTTTTTGTAAAATCATTGACAATAAGTAAAACATTTTGTAAACTATTTTTAGTGGAAGACTGATTAAGTTCAGCGCCCTATGGCTTGTGCGTGCGCAAGTGTAAGGGAACAAAACGTCTAAAAAGGGCCAGTTCGTTTGTCGAATTGGCTCTTTTTGTTTTTTTATAGAAACCGATACGAGGAAGCTATGCCTGAAAAAGAATTACTTGAGCAATTCAACGTGTCTCTTTGTGAGTTTGACTCTAGCCAGTGGTCTCGAGATGGGTTTCTAGACCCCGTTAACCGTGTGGTTTACATCAATAGGGATTTACCCGCCGAAATACGTTTAAAGGTAATCTTGCATGAGTTAGGCCATCTAGAGCACGACCCTAAACACTATGAGCGTTTGCGTGAGAAATACGAAACTCAAGCTAATAGAAATATGATCCATGAGTTGCTAAAAAATGAAAATCTGGATGATTTCAATTACATACACTTCATGGAAAAATATAATCTCACCACAATTTGTGATGAGACCTTTGTAAAAAATGAGTATCTAAAAATGATGAGGAATTGATATGAAACTTTTGAAAAAATACAAATGGTATATCTTAACAATTATTGTTTTATTCTGCCTTGGCTTAATGTTTGTGCCACGGTCTGGGAAGGAATCAAAGGAAACAAAACAGTCTAAAGCTGTTAAAGTGATAAAGCACACCACAAAGCCAAGTAAACATAGTTCTTCTTCGACTTCAAAAACTTCTAGTAGTTCAAGTTCAGAACAACCACAACAACCACAACAACCGCAAGAACAGACGCAAACCGAAGCTTCTCAACCTCAACAAGAAAAGCCTATTGATGGTGTAGGACCTACGCAATCACAAGTAGACCAAGCAACTGAACAATATGGCTATACGCCTGGATATGGCGGAGTACCTTCCGATTCTCCTGAGGTAGCAAGAGAACAAGCAGACCAACAAGCACGCCAAAACTGGCACGATAGTCAAGTTGAGTGGGCTAGACAACAAGGGTTCATGGATTAACCAAATAAAAAACTAGCAAATCTTAAACGATAAACTAGATAAAATAATTAAACTTCTTGAAAACTAAAAAAAGCCCTACACTCACCGTCGCCAAACTTCGAGTGTAGAGCAAGCATCACAGAAAATAAAAACACTATCACGGTAAAACAACCTAACAAGATTGTGTTCTTTTTTCTGTACCCATTTTACCAAAATTAAGGAGATATGACAATGTGGGTAGAAGAATTACCAAACGGAAAATATAAATTTTTCGAAAGATACAAGGACACTTACACTGAGAAATGGAAACGGGTATCTGTAACGCTTAACAGTGGGTCTAATCGAGCAAAGAAAGAAGCTCAACGACTACTGGATGATAAGATAGCTGAGAAGATGTCTGGCTTAAACACTACCGACGCATCATTTAACGATGTATTGCACGAGTGGTGGGAATTCCACAAGAAAGGTATTCGAAGGACTTCGATTAGTTCCATGACCAGCAATGTCAGATATGTCGAAGAGAATTTCGCTGTAGATGTCAAAATAGCAAACATTGATACACACTATATCCAACGCTTTATCAACGATGCCGATGTCCCACGTTCAATCCTTGAGCGTGTTAAATCTATTTTAAACCTGACCTTCGATTACGCTTGCACCGTTGGTTACATACCTAACAACCCTGCAAGACAAGCAAAACTTCCCAAGAAACAACAAACGATGGAAGATTACGACAAGATAAGAAATAAATTTCTAGAGATAGACACTGAACTACTTCCGCTACTTGCAGAATTACGAAAACAGAAACGCACCTACAGAAACGCAATCCTTGCAGAGTTCCTCTTCGTTAGTGGTGCAAGGATTGGTGAAGCGGTAGCTCTTGAGACATGCAACTACAGGAGGGAGGATGGGTATCTTGATATTTTTGGCACTCTGGATAGTGTTCAGGGCTATAAGAGAGCTAAAAAAGAACCGCCTAAGACCCCAGCAGGCTATCGCAGTAACAAGTTAACTAAACGTGAGATGGAATTGCTGGATGAAGCTATACAGATTCGGGATCTAAACAAGTCGCTATCAGACGATTGGGTGACCATGGATAGAGATTATATTTTTGTTACCGACAAGGGAGTACCACTTCAACGGAACTCGTTTAACAATTCTATCCAAGCTGCTAACAAGAGACTGGATAAGCCGATTAATAAACCGATATCATCTCACATATTCAGACACACGCTGGTCAGCTATCTGGCTGAGAATGGTGTCCCATTAAAGGCTATTATGGATAGAGTTGGGCATGATGACAGTGATACAACAATGAAGATTTATACCCACGTAACCAACAAAATGAAGAATAAAGTGGTTGAAATCATTGATAACTTGCCCCTTTCTTGCCCCTTAGAATAAAAAAAGACCTATCTACCAAGGCTAACCCCTTGATATGATAGGCTTTTTCTTTAAATC